GATCCTTACATTGAGACTAATCCTAAAAATGTAATTGAAAATATATGATAACAACAGGTCACGGCTTATTACTTGGTATACTAGGTTGTAGTGTGACCTTAGTTATTTTCTTTATAGGGTTTTTAGTTATAAATTATAATCAGAAAAAAGAAAAAGAACAAATGAAACATAAACAAGAACTAAAAAAGAATCCGTATTACTTCGGTGATGATACAGTATGATACTTGTAGACCTTAATCAAGTTTTAATATCTAATCTGATGGCACAGACCAGAGGTAAAGCAGATGTTACACCTAATAGAGATATGATCTTACACATGGTTCTGAATAGTCTTAGAGGTTTTAATTTAAAATTTAAAGAAGAGTATGGTAACATGGTATTATGCTCAGACGCAGGTGATCCATGGCGTAGAGATATATTTCCTAACTATAAACATGCTAGAAGAAAAAGCAGAGTAGATGGTCCATTTGATTGGGATACTATTTTTAATATAATAACTGAAATCAAAAATGAAATAAAAGAAAACTTTCCTTATGTTATGATGTATGTTGAGAAGTGTGAAGCAGACGATATAATTGCTATACTTTGTAAACAACAAACAGAGGACAAATATTTAATTATTTCAGGTGATAAAGATTTTATACAATTACATCATTATGGTAATGTATATCAGTTTAGTCCAATGTTAAAAGGTTTTGTAGGTGAACAAGAAGATCCTATTAGATTTTTAAGAGAACAAATTATAAAGGGTGATAGATCAGATGGTGTACCTAATATATTAAGTCCTGATGATATATTTTTACAAGATGGCGTTAGACAAAAACCTATTAATAAAAAAAGATTAGAAGAGTGGTCTAATATAGATAACATACCTTTAGGTAGTGAAACGAGAAAACATTATGAAAGAAATAAGAAACTAATAGACTTAACTGAGATACCAGATAACATAGAAAAAAACATTATAAATACATTTAAGAATTATGAAGTAAAAGACAGGTCGCAACTGTTAAATTACTTTATTAATAACAAACTGAAATCATTGATTGAAAACATTAACGATTTTTGACAATATATATTGGAGATAATTATGGCAATACAACAAAATCCTAATCTTATGAGTAAAAATGCTATGGAAAAAGCTCTCGCTACAGATACTAAAGAGAGAACTACTATACATGAAATATTTACTAAGATTAATAACGCCAAAGACAAACCTAAGAAGATTGAAATACTAAAACAGTATGATACTAAAAAAATGAGAATGCTGTTAAAAGCTGCTTTTGATCCTAAAATAGAGTGGGATATACCTAAGGGTACACCACCATTTATGGCTAACGAAGCACCTGTAGGTACTGAACACACTTACCTAGAGGATCAAGCTAGTAAACTTTTTCATTTTATAAAAGGTGGTGATGGCGAACTATCTAAAGTTAGAAAAGAAACTTTGTTTATACAAACTTTAGAAGGTTTACACGAAACAGAAGCAAAACTTTTAATTAACATTAAAGATAAAACTGTTAATAAAGAATACAAAGGTCTTACCGAGGCAGTTGTAAAAGAAGCATTTGGTTGGAACGATTCGTTTCTAAGACCAGAACAAAAATAGAACATTAGGGGTGTACTACATGTCGCACCCCTTTTACCCCCTTTTCCCTACATTTACTGAGCATTTTTCGCTTGACTATTTTATTATAATGTGTTATTATAAATAATATAGAAAGTGAGAGTTATATTATGAAAAAAGTTATATTACTATTAGCCGTTTTATGGTTTGGTTTAACTGCGTTTTCAAATTCAGTTAAGGCAAATACCAATGAGTACAATGCTGCTGTGATAGCACACATTTTACAAACAAAATTAAACGGTACTAACGTTGATACTGAAGCACTAATGAAGTCTGAACTAGATAAACTAGGTCATAAGTTTGCTTTAGAAACTTTATCTATCATACAGGTATATTTACCGAGTATCATAGACGGAGTTATGGCAGAAATGAGACTAAAGATAGATGAAGAGTATAAGTGTCAACTATTAAAAGGTTCTGAAATTCAAGGTAAGGAATGTAAAGAATGATTTTAGGGGAGAAAAACAGTTCGTGTCACAAAAAAGAAAAAAACAGGCTAAGATCAAGGCTAAATTGAAAGCCGAATTATCTGTGAATAGAAAATACAAAACAACTTATACTGACATTAAGAAATATTTTAAAATTATTAATGAGGCAGTATTTGATAATCTATTATCGCCCTTTAACGAAATACTAATTAAACAAATTAGAGATAAAGAAGTTAAATGTATGGGACAAGTTGTGGCATGGGAATGGAAGAGAAAAGGTACAAGACAATATTGGTTAGAAATGTTACCTTCTTATATTACTAAACAAGATTTTGTGGACACGTTAGGGCATGAAATGATTCATCTGTATCAAATGGCAAATATCGGAGATACAGGTAATCACAATGAAACGTTTTATAGTTTTAAAAAACCTATGAGACAAATAGGGTTGAATATATAAATGAAAGTGAGAATACATTATGGCGAGAAGACAAGTAAAAGAATTAGATCCTTACATCAAAAGTAGGGTAGGCGAAGCAATATTACAATTAGGTGAACTTATAAAACCATCTAACATTACTGGCAAAAGTAAAGTATATTATACAGGTAATTGGGTACAAGATATACACGACAATTATACTGATAAACAAGCAGAGGTAATATTTCAAAAAGTAGAAAAGTTAAAACCCCAATTAGATTTCTTTCAAAAAAAATTAGAAACATTTACTGACTTTGAGGGCAAAGTTTGGGTGGGTTACGACTATATTGCGAGGAAAAAGTGAAGACAGATTTATTCAGTATACCACTATTCACATTTGACGTAGAGAGTCAAAAAAAAGAATTACACGATTTAGCATTAAAACTTGAAAAAGAGAGTGCTGGTAATATTGTAAGTAATCAAGGTGGGTTTCAAACACAACCTTTTGGTAAAGAGAACGAAGCATATCAAAAATTTGTAAATGATAATATTGATTCTATATTTAAAGAACTAAATGACACATATGATTTTAGAAGTAATGTGATAAGACCTAGTAAGGGTTGGTTAAACGTTAATAGAAAAGGCGATTATAACCTTGTACATAGTCACTGTCAACATGATTTTGTAGGTGTATATTATATAAAAGTACCTGAGGGTGACTCTGGTAATTTAGTTGTAATAAATCCTGATAGACAAAATGAATTTACTTCATATGAAAACTTAGAGTATAACAAATATAATCAAGGTAGATTTAGTATCAAGCCAAAAGAAAATTTATTATTAATATTTCAAGGTGGGTTAGATCACTATGTCTTAGAAAACAAAACAAATGACTATCGTATATCAATGTCATTTAACATGGATGTTATAGATGAAAACAATAATTAGAACTTTAATGACAGTTTTTGTAGTGTGTATTGTAATAATAACAGTTTTACATTATATAAAAGATACAACTGGTAGAGCAGAGGCAAGTGTACCTAAACTACCAAACTTTGAACACACAAACAATCAACAGTTTTTAACTAACGTTTTACAATGTGTTGAGTATATAGATCATACCACAACAGGTTTATATCCTGTAAATGTAGAATTGTTACTTGCTCAGGCAGCCTTAGAGTCTGGTTGGGGCAATAGTAGATTTGCTAGAGTAGGTAAAAACTTATATGGTATAAGAACATATGATTTAAAAGAACCTCATATGTTACCTTCAAACAATCCTAAAAAGTGGGGTGTCAAAGTATATAACCATGAATGTGATAGTGTTTTAAATTACATAACAATATTATATACAGGTGGTGCTTATAAAAAGTATAGAGATTTAATTGAAAGTGGTGAAACTAATCCTTATGTACTTATAGAAACACTTGGTGCTTATGCTTCTGACGAGAATTACTTTTCAAAAATAAAAAGCATACTTAGAAAAATAGAGAAAGAGTATAAAATAAAATGAGACTAATATTAATATTATTAATACTTTTAATAACTGCTTGTTCTACACAAAAACCTAATAAAGAGCATAGACTAATTGTAAGTTTTGTAAAGAATATTATATATCCAGGTTTAGGTAAATAAATATAACTATGTTCTTAACACTATTAACATTTTTATCAGCAATTTCTATATCTGTTATAGCTGCTGGTTATTCAATCATTGGTCTAGCAACATTGTTTGCTGGTGCTGTGATACCTATTATCGCTATGGGTTCAGCACTAGAAGTAGGTAAGTTAGTAGCCGCCAGTTGGTTATATCATAATTGGAATAATGATGTACCTAGGTTATTAAAAGGTTATCTATTCGGTGCCATTATTATATTAATCTTTATTACATCTATGGGTATCTTTGGTTTCTTATCAAAGGCACACCTAGATCAAGTGAAACCTACAACTGGTAATAATATAAAAATAG